CCCCCCATTTCTGGGGAGAGAGAACTCTCTTTCGAGAGGGTTTCCGGTTATCGGCTCCGACACAATCGGCGTATCGCGGATGCGTCGAAACAACTTATCACCTAGGAGAAAGTACCATGAATGCTAACGAAAAAAGCGTAGACCTGTCCTGTGCCGGCATTGAAAAAGCCCGCGCAGAAGCCCGTGAGATAGAACATTTCACGGACTTGTTGACAAGTCTTACTCAAATCATTGGCGATAAACCGCAACTACTACGGGATGTACTAGAAATCACTTATGCCCATTTACGGGATAGTGAAGTTCCGGCATGTCCCTACATAGTAGCGGATATCATGGAGCTTTACAACAAGGTGGTACCTACTACTTGTGAGACTGTCTATAATGACGGGGAATACCACCATACACTTGCACAGTTCTTCTCAGAACTGCGAGTGGATGGTAAGATACAATTTGTATCGTATTTTCCCGGCGAAATGGGCAGTTCGTGCGATTCGCATTTAACGAAGGCGTATTGGAATCGAATCCCAATGCACCCGTTAGATAGCGGAGAGCACGGTTTCACAGACGGTATTGACTGTTGGCACGTGTGCTCTTATGCCTCACAGTATATTACTGAGGAGGACAGGGCATTCGGTCCAACAGCAGACCTACTGAGTAGTGGGTAAGAGGTAGGTAATTTATATGGCTTTAATCCCTTTAGAAGGAGAACCAAGGTACGATGACAACTTCCATGTGGAGGAAGTCATGGTCGGGCAGTGGTATACACATCATCTTAAAAATGGTGTGGAGTACAACTTGACCGGCCCCTTGATTCTATCCTGTGATTCGCTAGTCGATATTTATTACGGCTGGAAGATCACGGATTTTCATAAACGTAAGAACCGAGGTGAGCTGTTGCCAGTCACACCGTATGCTAAGGTTACCCAAACACTCGAAATGAGTGGGAAGGCGGACCTTACATCGTGGACGAACAACGGGCACGTCTGGTCGAATTACCGCGAACAAATCGCGGGTCCGGCTGGCGCGCCATGGTGCCCATTCGGTCGAACATATACTACGTACCCGTTTGATACGGGTATTGAGGATATGGCTGAATCATATAAAGAGGAGTTTGGTATAAACTCTGATTATTTAGTTCAGCTGGCCGCCTCCAAGATATATTCAAGGGGGTGGGATGCGCTTACGTTTCTAGCAGAGTTAGGCAAAACCATCCAGCTTCTGACGTCAACGGCTCATTCCATAGCAAATTTCTGGAAAGAGTTCGCGACTGTTGAAGCGAAATGGCTTAAAACCGGCCCTGAACAATGGCTAATAGACACTACTTTTTCTAAGTGGCTAGAGGCCAGGTACGGGTGGCGGCTTCTTGCATATGATATGCAAGATATTGCCAATACTCTGATAGGTTGGGACGAAGAAGCCAGAACGCGTCAAAAAGATCGCACAGGAGTAGAGTTTACAAAAACTGAGGATTTTTCCACAGTGCTGAACCAACCAGCGGCGATTTTCACCTATACAGATATTCGTAAGGTGAGGATCAACGTTAGGGGTGCAGTAATTGCAGACTTTCTCCCGCCCCGCATTCAATTGAATCCGTTCGTGACAGGCTGGGAAGTAATTCCCTATAGCTTTGTCGTTGATTGGTTCATAAATGTGGGCAAGGCACTTGACGCGCTTTCCTTCTTAGTACTCACGGATAGGTACACAGCGAGCGTAAGCACCGCATTCTGGGGCCACCGCGAGGGGTTACTTTCAGTAACTCCTCTAGGGGACTCAGTGTGGGATGCATACCAAGTTGTGGATCATAGCTATGAGTATCTTCGAAGGAAGCCTACTTATGTGTCATCACTTCCGCAGTACGTTAACCGAGTGGATATACCGAAGGGTTTCGACCTAACGGCATTACTATTCGGTTTGTTTGGCGGGTGGCTCAAACGAGCTTCATTCCGCTAAATTCACGTACCCTTACTATCAGGAGATAGCAAGATGGCCGCAATGAACACGGCTCTCACCGAGTTTTCCGATTCCGGAAATGCTCGCACTTATACGTATACTGGTCACACAGCCGCGGAACCGCGGCTTGTGATTCAGAAGCGGAAAGTGGCTACTGGCAGTACTTCAGTGATCGAGGACACGATAAGTGTCGTATCGTCCACTGAGGATACTGCAGGAGCAATCCTGTCCAGTAAGGTCCTGTTTGAAATGAAGGTCCGTCGACCGCTGAATGGAATAGCGGCAGACGTCACAGCAGCGTTGGCCATCATCCGTGATGTAATTGCGGGTGATGAGTTTACCAACACTGTCAGTACGCAGGAATGGCTCATATAATTGTACTCCTGAAGAGACTTCTACTTTTCTGTGGAAGTCACCCCCGGGCGTGCAAAAAAGGAGCTGAGAGGTTCTATGAATTTCTAATAGACCTCATCCGGCGTTAACCTAAACTTCACAATGGAGGACTCCGTAATGGAGCTAACACAAGTATCGTACGAGATAGCTCGACTGTACTTGCAGGACCAAAAAAGCAAAATGCCAACTCACCTGTTTGATTACTGGCACGGAAAAATCCGTGCTCGCGATCATCAGGCGTTGGCGTCCTGCTTTACCCAATCTATCCAAGACGTTGCAGGGATAGAGGAAGCAAGGGTTTTGCACCAGTTGGAGGCGTTCTTTAAAAAGAACGCCGCGTTTACTGAGCGTTTGCCAACTCGCTTAGCAGCTCTCATCTCCTTTGAGGAGGGGGAGTTGATATGTGAGAAGACGAACACACGTTTAGACGAAGCTTATCTCTCACGCTTCCGTTACAACGGAACCGATTGGAGTAAGTCAGTTAAACGTGCTCAGCAATACATCCAACGAGTACTCGGCCCTCATTCCGATTTTCTCAGAAAAGTTCCTGAGTTAATTAGGGTAACTGGAGGAGCCACTGTAACACGGTCTCGCCGGCAAGCGTATCCATACCTCAAGATAAACAAGAGGATTGTATGCACTCCGGGAGCGTTCCCATATCTTCACGCACTAGCCGATTGCTATGGCTATGGTGAAGTTGTGGGGCGGCTTGTATCGATAAACCGTGTCGAGTTCGTACCAAAGTCTTGGAAGACGGAGCGTACGATCGCTTGCGAAGCTGAAGGTAATATGTTTCTTCAGCTAGCTTTTGATCGATATGCTAAAATCCGCCTTTCCCGAGTAGGTATCAACCTCTCGGATCAGACTAGAAATCAAGAATTAGCCAAGGAGGGATCGATTAATGACAATCTTGCCACGATCGATCTTTCTATGGCTTCGGACACATTGGCGTATAATACGGTCGCCCTTCTGCTTCCGCAGGAGTGGTTCTCGTATCTGCGAGCAATCCGCTCGCAGTACTACGCTATGTACACCGATAAAAGGGAAGCGTATCATAAGTTCTCCAGTATGGGGAACGGTGCTACATTTTCTCTTGAAACTCTTGTTTTCGCTGCTGCTTGTCATGCTGTGGGTAGTACTGCCTTTTCTGTTTATGGTGATGATATCATCATTGAACAGGATTTTGCAGACGTACTTGTAGCATTTCTCGATTTCCTCGGTTTCATTCCTAATACCGAAAAGACTTATACCTCTGGCCCCTTTCGGGAGTCATGTGGTAAGTCTTGGTATTTTGGGACTGATATCACTCCTAGATATATCAGGAGTATTGATAGCCGTAAGGCGACTCAATGCCATCTTGTGAATACAATGATGGAGGTATCTAGTCCGCACGGGCTTCTGATGAGCTATCTTGCTGACCTTGCGGTCAGTTCGAAGCTCCCATTGGTTCCGTACAATGAAGATTCCATGAGCGGGGTGTGGGTTGATACTCACACTGCTTATGAGAGGAAACTCATCAAAAATAAGAGGCCTTGGACCCCGCAGTGTTTGGCTTACAAGCCAGTCACTAAAAGGTTCAAAGTTTCCGATAGTCGCGCGTTGTTCTTGTGGCACCTAGGTGCTATGAGGACGGTGCGCGGCGCCCGGAAATTCCTTGATCAGGTAGGTGGATTTGTACTTCCGTTCTGGAAGTATAATAACACCGACTCGTTGAGGAACCTCCAAGATGATGAGAGCAGTTGGTACTCCGCTTTCAGCCATAAGTATAAGCGAAAGTGGGTCCACTGGATTCCAGTGGCGGGTGCACCCGATCACCTTACTTGGTGGTCGGATCTACTTACCCTCAAAGGCAATAAATCGCCCTAGACGATATGAAGAGCATGGACAAGGATGTCCAGTCAAGCT